CTCACCTACTGATTTAGCTCTTATCTGTAAAAAGATGTATTCTAAATCAAATGTTGGTAATTCTTCTACTTTTAAACTATTAAATGTACAAGACGCTACTATTTGTTTTGTTGCTTGAAAAATCTCATCTGCTTTTTGAGATTCCATTGCCATCAAAAGTATCTTTTCTTCTTTTACTAGAAACGGTCTATACTTAACTTTAATATCTTGTGATGGTAAAGTCAGTTCATATGTCGGCGTTTCAATTTTTGGTAATGCCATTATATCTCCTTATTATATAATTTATATATTTAGTGGTGGTATTCTAAATGGTGGAAATGCTCTTCCACCAGTTATAGGTCCTATTGGTACTCGTCTTCTTATATCGTTCAATACATCACGGCCTGCTCTTCTTAATTCAGGCGGTAATTTACTGAATAAACCACCAAACAATCCACCATATTTAACTGTTGGTACGTTAAATTCTTTTTGACCTAACAATGAAACATTATCTGCTTCATCAATGAAATAATTGACCCAATGTCTAAATGAAAACGTTACTGTAAACGTTTGTACCTGGTTTGTATCGTGTGAATACGAAACAGCACCAATAGTTTTTGGGAAACAATCAAATAATTTTACAGCGTAAGTTACGTCATCTCTTTCGTTTTGGCTAGCATAATTACCTAATTGTAATATGTTTACCGGAGATACATAATCGTTGTAATAATTAAAATTAAATGTAGTATTACTATAAGCAGCTTTCTGCCATAGTTCAAAATAACTTCGTTCTCTTAAAAATTTGTCTGTATAAAATGTTGCTGTTATGTCAGCAAACTGAGCGTCATAAGCTATTTTTCTAGTAGGGCCATTGTGCTTAATTTCTTTTGTTATTATCTCTCTACTAGGCATATCTACTGCTGAACAAAATGCTTGTACTCGTCTAGCATTGGCCAACTGTACTGCTCTTAAATCTTTTGATAAAGCAAAACCTCTTGTCTCATCTGTAATCTCACTAGAATAAGTAGCGTCATTATCGGAAGTACCAAATAAGTTCTCACCTACACCATTTGGTAAATTAAATTCAATATAGTATCTTGCTTTTCTAGCAAAACCCTCTGCCTCGTTTACGTAGGCTTGTATTCTACCCATTGTAGAATCTGGATTACCACCTGCTCTTTGTTTTAATCTACTATCACCTTGTACATTGTCTAAAGATCGGTCACGTGGTATACCAATCCTTACATCAAAACCGCCTATTCTTTTTCCGCCTCTTAAAATTGCCATTAAATCATACCTCTACTGTCTGCCCATACTTTACTTGTACCTGCTTTAACAAATCTTTGTACAGGTAGATAAGCTGCTAAAGCAGACTCATCAAAATCTATTCTTAAAAAACTTGACCTAACATAGCCATACAAATATTTTTTAAGTGTTGGTTTTACTAGATTAATACCTTTTACAATATCATAACTTACACTCATTTTAGTTGATGATTTAAAACCACCATCTGAAAACTTTTGTAATCTTTCTAACAATCTAAATCTTAAAAGATATGGTAAGTAGTGAAAGTTCATACCTAAAAAACCACCCTTAATTGGTTCTAGTGGTAATACAAGTGGAAATCTGTCGTAGTAAGGTAGTTTAGCCTTTGTTTTAGGATCGTAAAAAAACATATTTAAACGACCTGTGCTTGGTTTACCTATCAATTTACCACTATTCATTAACTTTCTAGCGGTAACTGTGTCTGCCATTGATTGTACATTTTTTCTGTACCAATCAGCAGACTTCTTAATTCCGCCTTGCCTGTCTTTTAATGGATCTAGTATTGAAGCCATAACAATATTTATACGAGGAAATAAAAAAGGCCAGGTATTTCTACCTGACCTTTAAGCATAGTTAAGAGAGAGAGTATTACTCTTCCTCAGCTAATTTACTAAAGTATGACAAAGTATCGTCACCATCACTAGCTTCTGGTTGAGCATTAACTTCAGCTTTTTTTGCTGTATCGTTGGTTTGAGGCGGGAGCTTTACATTCTCAACGGTACTAGCATTTCTGTCGCCTGTAATTACCCTATTCAGTTTCTCTTTGAGTTCATCATAGGTTTTAAAATTACTAAGGTCAACAAAAGGTTTTAGAGGGTGTTGTAGTTTCCAAACTGCTTTGATTTTCTCGTCATCAACAGCAACTTGACTTACGCCCTCAAACTCGGATTTGTCGTAGTTCCAATAACCATCAACTTTTCTAATTTTTAGTTTAAAGTTAGCACCTTTCCAAAAATCAAATGGGTTGATTGGTTGTTCATCATCAAACGCCGGTTGCATTGCTTCTGTAATCTTATCAAATATCTTTTTACCAAATTTGAATAAGAATACTTTGCCCTCGTTTTCAGGATGTTTTGGGTCACTTACAATCATAATATTAGAATAGTAAGATAACTTTCTTTTTCTTTTTCTAGCTATCTCTTTATCACTATCTAGTCCTGTATTCCACAATCTTGTGTTTTCTTCCGACACAGGATCTTTTTGTGACATTGTTGTTAATGAGTTTTCAATATACCAGCCACCTTTGTCTTGGAAAGCGTGAGACCAAACTCTCTGCCAAGGTAAGTCTTCACCATCTATGGCAGGTAAAAATCTTAACACAGCAAAGCCATTGCCAGTTTTATCTAGTTCTGGTTTCCAGAATCTGTCGTCTTGGTATTTGTTCTTGTTTGATTGATCCTCAGGTTTGAGGTTTGTTTCAAGTGCTTTTGTTAACTTATCAAAATTACTTGATGATGTCTTTAATGTTTCAAAGTCCATTGTATTTCTCCTTGTATGTATCTTTGTATTCGTTGTTTTTGTGTTACCTGTATAATCGGTATCATTTTTATTTATAAGAGTTCTCACGTTGATTTGCCCATTTTTTTACTTCAGCATTTCTAGCCTTTTCATCATAGGTTGCTCTAGGTAAAGACCTCTTAATTCTGTACTCTTTATAACTTTCACACCATCTTACTATCGTGTTTAAAAGTTTATATATAATTTTATCAAACATATAACTACTAATATATCACAACCAGATGATTTTGTCAATGCTCCTACAAATTAAACTTCTTGTAAAAATCATCATAACTCATATAGTCTAGGTTGCCTTTGTGGTCTGTCCAATCTCTACACACCTTGTTAATATCATCATTACCTTTGATACTATTCTGTACCTTGTAAAACATAACTTTTTTACTCTTATGTTTACCAGAGAAGTCAAAAAATGTCTCTTTTAATTGTTGTACCCAATTTACACTAGGTGTAGGGGCGTGGTCTTTTAGCACATAGTTTGGTGTACCAGCAAATATATTATTAACTTTACCTGTTGTGCTACCTAAATCCATACCCAATAGATAGACCTCATTTGGTTGTTCTAGTAAACACGATATATAAGTTGCTGTAGGGCCAGCTGCCCAACCTTTATCTTTAAAATCATCTATGTCATTTAAACATTTTGACTTATTACCCTCTTTTAGCCAAGATACTTTAATAGATTTTTGTTGTACAAACTTTCTGCCTTTAGTTTTATCACTTCTAACTACGCTAGCAACACCAGAAACACTTGAACCGTGCATTACAAATTCTTTACTATTGCCTCTCTCATTTTCGTAAAAGGCTCCTTCTTCTCTTGCTAATTTTAAATCTTCGTCTGAAGCACCAGCTTTAATCATATTCTCATATAGTTGAGCAGGTACTTTTGACCAGTTTCTAAAATAACAAGGTACTTTTTCAGCATAACCACTATGATAAATTTCGTGCATTATACCTTGGTCTACACCTATAAGAGTGTCTATGTCATCTGGATTAGTTCTATAAATGGCATTACATCCATAAATCTTACCGTGTTGCTTTAGTTTTTTTAAATCAACACCTAATCTACTTTGGCCATTGCCTAAACAAAATACAATATTAGGATATGAACCGCCCTCTTTACCCATAAACAAATACCTTTTTCATTATTAGTTTACATTCAGTAGGATTAAATTTAACAAATGGTTTTAACTTGGCCAACGTAGATGAGATTTTAGGCCATACCACATTTTCGGTAATTTCTTTATCCCAATTTTTACTAAACGACAAGAAGTGGTCAAGCACAATGGCGGACTGGAAAGACGTTCTTTTTTGAATAAGTAAACGTAACAATCTAGGATGTTGTCCGCTACGGCATATAAAACCATCATCAAAAGAAAGATTACGAGAAAGAAAGTCATTATTAATCCGTACCATATCGTCCCTAAAATGATATCCAAAAGATTCTTTACGTTTTCTAAAGTCCAAATAGATGTCTTTTCCGTCATTTTGTAATAAATTTCCTATCCACTTTTTGTTATTATGTATAAAGTTAGCAACAAAAAAGTCAACAATGTTATCTTGGTCATACTGTTTTGATAATTTATGAAAGAAATATCTGTCATTTCTTTTAGTAAATGTTTCAAGTTTACAATTAACTTTTCCACCATATTCTTCATAATTATATGTATCCGTTGTAAAATGTAACTTGATTGCCAAGTAAGCCTTAAATACTTCAAAACCTCCATACATACATCAATCTTCTAATATTTTATTTGTAGCCTCTATTAGTTCCTCTGTCGTAAATTTACTTTTATCATCTTGTAATTTCATTTCATACTTTAAGATTAGATTACTTAATCTCTGAGCAGGCCAATTTGATTGTACCATTTCGTCTCTCAACTCTCTTAAATCTTTTAATATATCTTTTATCATATTGGTAACTGACCACATTTAGGATATTTTAACATCTTTAAGTTAGTCGCCTCTAGTTTGATTTTTTCTTTAAGTGATTTTGATATAAGGTTACCTACTGTACCCTCATCTATGTTGTGTTCTTTACAATACCACAACACGGCTTCCATATGTGATATGGATTTTTCTTTTACAATGTTTTCTATTTTTAAACTAAATTCTTTGCTTGTCATAATTTTTTTTAAGGCCGTGGTTTGACTCTCGCCTAGTACACGGCCTGGTACCTATTGTTTGTTAACGGTACCAATATATCATATGATATTGGTTTTGGCAAGTTTTTAAGAAGTTTATTTGTCGGTAGTTGTTAGATCAAATGTATGAAATAATATACAGCTCTCTGAACCATCTGGTACATCTATTACGGCTGCTGACTCTGATTTGTCCTCATTTACATAATAAGTTATCATATAAACTGGTTGTCCATCAAAAGCCATTCCTTCTCTACCTAAAGAAAGAGTAAGTGGTTTAAATTCATAATGATTTAAGTAATTGTTAATTGTATTTTGTGAACCACATAATGATGGTACTTGTTGAAAGTAGTATTGACCAAAATCATTTTCGTGTTCAGCATATACGCTTGTAGCAAATAGTATACCTAAAATTGTTATGAGTTTTTTCATCTTATCCTTGTTAAATAAGATGTGTTTAAGACTTCACCTTATCTTTTGTTTTCTGTTCAAAATATTTATAAAAGTTTTGAATAGACTTGCCAAGTTCTTCTTCGTAGTCTGCTTTGTTCTTAACAAAGGTCTGAACAGTACCGTCTTCACTAGCAAGTAAAATAACCACTTGTTCAATAGGTTTTCCAAACGTTTCTTCAAACATATGAGCATAAGCTGTGGTTTGTAGAAAGTAATTCTCAATCCAGTCTTCTTGTCGCTCTTTGTTTGCTGTCTTAAAATCAATTACAGATAACTTACCATTGTACTCGGCCACACAATCTACTTGACCAGCAATTGTAAGTTTTGGACTGTACATAATTGCTTCTAATAGATGTATATTATCAATTTGATCTATGTAAGGTTTCATTAACTTAAATAAACCTATTGGTAAAACGTCTCTAATACTAGGAGTTTCGCCTTTGATGTATTGTTCTACAAGTGTGTGAAATGCTTTACCTCTACGAGCTGCTCTACCCATTTCCCAATTGGCAACATTCTCACCAATGGCGTCTCGCCATTTTTGTAAGCCTTCTTTTTTTCTTATACCCAATACCGTGGTAACAGATGGATAGTTCTTACCGTCTATATTGTAAAAACGGTGACCATCTACTTTCATACCTTTTGTTTTAGGTAATATAGTCTTGTCTAGTTCTATAAATTTAAATGTCATAATATCCTCACTATACCATAATTTAGCTTATTTGTCAAGCTTCATACTTAAATACTTCGAAATCAAATCAAAGATTCATTAACTTCTTCTGGTGTAGGTCCGCCAGCAGCGTCTGAATATTCTTTTTGGTAAGCTGTTTTACCATTAGCGTCTCTAAATGCTATCAAATATTCTTTTCTATTTTCATCACCATTCTTATAAGAGCAATGTACCCACCCACTATTAGGTTCGTCCTTTTTGTGGTATTCCAGAATCAACTGGTCAAAATCCAGGTTATCGTGTATCCAATCGGCCAATGTTTTATTCGACAATCCATAGATTTCGAAATCGGCCGCCTGGCCAGAGGCGTGTTGTGAAGATACGCTTGAGCCTATTTCTACACACAATTCTGGACTACGAAACCCACTTGATATTGATACAACTTTGGCAAAATGGTCTCGGACTGGTTGTAATACGTGGTCACAAAGTCTTTGTAAGTTCTCAATATTATCCTCATTAGGATTATTATTGATATTCTTCCTGGTAGCTGTTTCGCTTTTGATAAGTTCTTTAAGCGAAAAGTTTTTGCTTAGTCTCATTTATTTTTTCCTTTGCTTTTAACTTTAATTTTTTGAGTTGTCTTAAATCGTACCAAGTGCCGGTTGATCTATCATTATTTCTTTTTACTTCAATATCATTAACGGCTCTTTTTAGTTCTTTATGTTCTGCTTTCGCTGTCATATTAACTCCTTGTTACCTTGTTAATTTTAAGATTTTCTCTATCTGTGCCTTAATAATTGGTCCTCTGTTTGGCCAATGTATGTAAGGTTCGTCTGATTTAGATAAATTATATAAAAATGGTAATATTACTTTTTCAATTTCTTTAAATCTATCTGTTATATCTTTAGCTTGTACTTCTTTTGTTATAGTTTCTTTTTCTGCTACTATTTGCATTATCTCGTTCATCATTGACTTAATTGATGAAACATCTGATTTAACTTTAGAAATCTCTATGTTAGAGTTTTCTACCAATTTTGGATCAACAGCAGGTGTACTATCAGTTTTTGGCTTTGAAGACACCGGTGTAAAACCATAGTCTTGGTCCATATCAAAATCTCGCATATAATCTGGTATATCTGCCATCTTATTTACCTCTTCTTTTCCTGTGTTTTGCTAATACTTGTTCTGTTTTAGATTGTTTGATTGTTTTTTTACCATATCTATTGGCAAGTTCACTTTTAGGGTGAGCTTCTGCTATTCTACTTAAATTGTCTTTCCATCCGCCATCTTGCCTATATGAGAGGCCTGAAACCCCTGCTACAATATTTAGACTCTTTAAGACCTGGTTGATGTGTGAATTTTGTTCTAAATATGTCTCCATTTCTGATATGGTCATCATATCAGTATGTTCTTTTTTAGTTTTTTTGTTATAAAACGTATATAAAGGCATTAACTTTTAAATGGGTCTTTAGTTATAAAATACTTATTAAGTATTTCTAACTGGTCATCATACTCAGCAATTATCAACAATTCTTTTTCAATTGTTTCTATAACATCTGGATGTTCAGCAATACCATTTATTTTTTCTAGTAATACTTCTACATTTGCTTTATGTTTTGCTATATGACCTTTAGCGTGTTCTTGTAATGCTTCAATTAGTTGTGTTCTCATTTTTTTTATCCTCTCTTAAACCATCCCATAATATTTTTTCTTCGTCAAACGTAAATGGTCTAATCATATTTTTACCTTTGTTTTTTCTTTCTTTAGTTTGTCTTTTAGATTCTACTAATGACAATTTTTCCATTTCTTCATAGTCCATACTATTCCTTAAATGCCTCTGGCCATTTGGCGTCAAAACTATCGTATTGATTATACTGTACATCTTTATCGTCAGCTTCAATCATATCTGTATACCATTGTGGTACAACAGATGGTGCTTTCCAAGTAGCAAATCTTCTTTTCTTCATAATATAATACCTACGGTAACTTAAAACACTATCACCTGGTACTTTACATTCATCTGGCATAGCAGGCTGTGGATCAGTTGCTATCTTATTTATTTTAGAATTTTTAGGTGGTTCTGATAGTATAATACCTAACTTTTGAATTGCTAAGTGGTCTTTAGTGTGGCCATATCTTAATTTATATTCATTATTTAAAGACATCATATGTCTGTATAACCACATATAGTTGTAAGCAGATTCAAGTAGCCATATTGTACTAGGGTGTTTTACCCAGCCAGCTTTGTATAGTATTTTTTCGTAGTTTGAATTAGAGTGTTTCCACCTTTTTATCTTTCTACCATTAGCTGTCTTATCATAATATTCAGTACCGTCTAATACTCTATGACAAGTAGAAAGTAATTGAGCAGACTCTAAAATCATTTTTACCACGTGTTTATCACAACTCATTTGAGCTGCTTTTACGGGGTCTTTATCTAAATAAAATATATTCATTAATCAATAACCTTTCTAAAATAATCCATAGCGTCATATTTCTCACATAGTTTTTTGAAAACATTAAACCAATAGTTTTTACTCCAATCGGTCATTGACTTTTTACATCTGTTTTCAGCGTTTGATATTCTTCTAATCTGTACAGGTGACAGTTTAGATTTTAGTTCGATTTCATTTTTTAGTTCTTTGCTAATCATATAATATAGTATATCAGTTTTTTTTGTTCTTGTCAAGCACAGGATGTTGTTTATAATCAACTTCTTGGCATATTGCCTCTAATCCGTCTTTCAAAACCCTACGAATCTTACAATCATAACCTGTAATTGAAGATAGAATCTTGTCATCTGTTGTTTTCTTACCATTGGCCGTAAGGCTTAGGTCAATACCACTTTTAACATATGTTATTGTTTTATATGATTCGTATGTGGTTGTAGATGTACCAACAACTGCTGGTAAAGTACCACAAGCATTTAGTAATAGAATACTAATTATTAGGATTGTTTTTGTCATTATCGTTCCAGTCCATTATTTGATTTATTTTAAGCTTGATTTCATCTGGATCAAGGCCGTCTAACTCTTTATAACCTAGTTTGTTTACAAAACCTTGGTAACCTTTTAATTTTTTGTTTCTTTTTTCTAACTTATCTATCTTTTGTTGTAGATAGTCTTCATCATTTACTTTACTTAATTTTCTTTTCATATTCCATTGTCTTAATGAAATATTAGCAGCTACTAATAGTAATACTGCTAAAGGGTCAAAT